GTTACAGTACTTTAAATCTTCTTGCAGAAATCTTATATGAACATTCACATGAGGGGATAGAGCCTTGTACATATCAATACTTTTCTTTGAGGCATCTTTATCCAAACAGATAAAGCATTCTTCAAACCCTTTAAGTTCGCTAATATAAGTTTTCTTTAAATTTGTGCCTAATAACGATACGCCGGTATATCCGGCAGCGTAAACAGAACAGGCAGAGGCACAATCTTCCACAATAACAGCGACGCTATTATTCCCAACAATAAAAGGGTAGTCACTAGAGTTATAGCGCAGCCACTTTGGTTGCCCTGGAACATGCTTTAAAATCCTGCCTGCACCGTCTACACAAAGCCCATCGGATCGTCGTCTGATGGTAAAGACAACGCGATTAAGGCGAGGATCAAACATAATAGTACAAGCTCTGTCATAGTGCGCCTCTAAACAGTTATTCTTTTGTAGATATTCATGTGCCTTTTCATTTAGAGCAATGCTGGAGAAATACCAAGGCATTATCCATTCAGGCGTATCTTGTGCAGGCTGTCGTCCATGGCTTCCAATAGATGTATTACTCTGTATAGCTTTAATATCATCCATATTCCTAGGACCACTAATGCGACCAGCAATATGACAAGCAGCACGAAAGCAGTAATAAATAACTGTTCCATTATCCTTACTCACACTAAATGTATTAGGTCCGTTGCAAAGTGGACAATTCAATCGAATGTTTTGTCCGTTCTTCAACTGTACCGTCTTTAGATACGTCTCTATACTCTGTCGGTTCAAGTTTAATTTCCATTGCAAATGGTCTAGAGATTTGAATTAAATGGTTGCCCAACTTGTTAGCATCATCATACGTAAGATGGGCAACCATATCCCCAATCTCTAGGTCAATATGCCCAGAGACACGTTTTAACTTAATCAATACGCAACACCCTTAAGAATTTCCATAAATTTTGTAGTAACGGGGCCAGTAGAATTAGTATAATAATTCATTGGAAGATTATAGCGCACGCAAACGGCCTCTGCAAACTTAGGAAATTCATATTTTTGCCAATTATATAATTTCGTAGCTTCTTCTGCAGTGAAAGTTATTGTTACACTGTCTGGCTTAGGCGTATCATAATTGTACTTGTATTCCATATTAATTATTCCTCATAGTAATTACAATTTTCTCTCACTATCTTTTCAACTTGTTTTAAAGATATGCGTAGCTGTAACGCAATTTGTTCCTGCGTCATGCCTTCATCTTCATATAGATGAATTACCTTACCTTCAATATTAAAATGCTTACCGTGCTTATCTTGCGTCATTTAGTCAATCCTAAATGTTATTTCTTAACAACTTTAAGGGATAGCTCTTGTATATTCTGTAGGGTAGCTTTAACTTGTTCCATGCGTGCAGGGGGAAACTTAAGATCACCTTGAAAATACTGTATAAGCCTTTCTTTTAATTCCATAGCCTGTTTGTACACCCTTAAAGGGTTAGGACTATGCATATCTGTAGGCTTAAAATCATTACCAAGATAAAATCCTGTACGCAACAACAACGTGCTAAATGTGACTACATCTTGAATATGTTGAGGAGATAGTTCTTCATACTCGTGCTTGCATAAAGCTTCAATAGCTTCATCAAGATTATTAAACAGATTAAACTCACCATTAGTATCATCAAAATACACTTGGTATTTAACTGCTGCAGGATATATATTAATCTGTTTAATCTTTAGCATTGTCTATTTCTACCTGCAAAAGTACTAGTTTGTGAATTGCAATTTGGACATAATAGTCTTAGATTTTGTAATCTATAATCACTAGATATTCCGTTTATATGATCTAAAACAAGAACTAATTTTTTCTTTCTCCACATCGGCTTTTGCCCACACTCATAACAAATGTTTTTAAGTACATTATTTTTAAGCAATTTAGATTTGACATGACTACGAGAATATGGACTATTTTCTATCAATACGTCTTCTAGAGACAATATAAATTTACTGTCCTTTTTACGTATTCTAGAATTAAAATGAGAAATATCTACACCTAATTCCTTTATACGTTTTCTGACAGTATTGTGGTTAGATCCTTTGTTTTCAAAACCATAGTGCTTAAGAATTTGGCCTATACCAAAAGAATTTTTAACTAAGGAAATAAAATCCTCTTTAGGAGATTTCCAAATTATACTTGTTCTAGCTCTCATAAAGCGTAGTATACAGAAGAACATACATTATGTAAATATATGTTCTACTAAAATGGATGGGCCTCTACGGCTCGAACGTAGATCAAAGGAACCAAAATCCCCCGTGTTACCAATTACACCAAGGCCCATCAAGTTCAATTATCTTCTCCAGGAGCCCTTAATAAAGCGTCCTGTATTATCTCTCCAATTGTGATATGGCTTAAAACCAAATCCACCTAGGAAATTTCTTAATCTAATTCTAAGCGTTTTCATTTAAGTAACAGGAAGACGCTTAAGAAGCTTCTTACAGAATGCGTATTCTAAAGGATTACCTTTTAAAATATCATCATTAACCTGGTCTGTATGTTCCTGTAATAACGCCCTTAAAATAGTAACTTCATCATTAGTAAGATTTAATTCAGTACCAGTAGCAACATAATCAAAACGCTTAATACGCATTTTAAATCCTATAAAGTAGTGCGGCTTGAAGGGCCAAACCTTCTTTACTTAGCTTATTCTTGATGGCAAATAAGTAGTTAACTCTACGCTTGCTAGTAGCCTTCACAAACTTACCATGCTTATCGCGAACATTATGGAACTTTGCACGGTCAGTTGCGCTAGCAGAATTATCAACAACAGGGTCATTATCACTGTCCTCAGTTTCATCCTGGTAAACAGCGGTAGTAAACGTGCCAACCTTATCAGTAACATCCTGCAGAACAACATAACGCCAAGTACGACCCTTAGCATTAGCATAGTCAGAAGGAATGCTAACAACATCAGCAGGATTGACCTTAACTAGTACAACCTTGCTGCCAGGGCTAAAGTGAGGCAGATAGCCCTCCGAACAGAAATGAAGACCCCTAGAGCAAGTATTATGACGATTAGTGTCAACATCCTCGCGCTTCATTTCGACAGTCTTACCAGGACTATTATCAAACTTACCCGAATGAACATCAGTATAATCATTACGAACTCGCTTATAGGCAAGGAAATGACCATCAGGAGTGATAGGCATCTTACCCTTCTGCATGAACAGATAAAGTTCATTGCGAGAAGTCTCAGATGGGTTATTCATAAGATTGCGCAGGAAGGCAAGCATAGGATCGACGTTAAAGCCTTCCTTGACCATCTTAATGATATGCTCGGAAACAGCATTATTGACGGGAGCGCTATTATAATACACAACGCCATCTCTAACGGTAACCTTACCCTTACCAAACTTATTGATCTGTTCAGCAAGAGAAACGTTATTAAGAATGCCAGTCTTATCTTTATTCTTAATGGCTGTAATCAGGGCACCATAATACTGGTTAGATTTATAAACAACATGGGCCTTACCGTCAACAACAACAGTAACAGCATCAGTAGTTAAAACATACGGAAACATTCGTGATACCTTTCTAAAGTTGAATGTTATTCTCTTCGATATACGACATAGCATTAATGTACTTTACAGCTTCATCTAATTCCTTAAAAGCATGAGTATAATAGTGATTATTGATATAATCTTTAACAAAAGGAAATTTAATTATAATTTTATTATCTTCATCAAAAGTATCAGATTGCATCTGCATACCCGCAGGAAGATAATTAAAGTACTCTAAACACTTAATTTTTGCCTCTTTAAGCTCGTCTGCAGGATCAATCTCAATAAATTTTTCATACTTCTTAAGAATAGCATTTACGAATTTTGATTTAAGCTTTCCTGCAGCGGTTATACTAACTAATGTATTCATTAAATCTTTATTAGCACAATACTTACTTTTCCTAGTCTTCTTTGCGTAATCAAGTAAGTCCTTATCCGCAACATAAGTATCAAGGAAAGGCTTAACTTCTGTATTTAAATCTTTCCAGATAGAAGAATACTTATCTAATGTTTTGTAATAAGACTTAGGAAAGATAAAGATAGAGTTATTATCATCAACAATCTTCAAAGTCTTAAGGGTCTTATTAATCCCGCTATCACCAACAACATTATTCGGGAATGATAAATACCCGTGCCTAGAATAGGCGGATACATCACTCATGTAGTAGCCGCCCTTAGCTAATTCAATAGGGCGATAAAGAGAATTATCACGGGAAATAGAATTGACACTATTTCCAGAAGCAACATACGCTTCTACTTCATCGACCTTAAAGCCTTTAAGAGTTCCCTTAGATTTTTGAGCTTTAGCGGCAGGAACAACAACAGGCTCTTTAAGAGAACTAGAAAGCACGCACTTAAGAAGATTAGGCTTTCCTAATTCCTTCTCAAGGGCATCATTAAGCTTCTTAGCTACGTCTGTGCCTGACAACACAACAATTCTTCTAATTGGACCTAATTCCAAGGCATTTTCATTTACTAATGAAGTAAAATCACAAGTAAATGTCTTGTCCATTACAAGAAGAATGGTTTGGGATGAATAATCATATCCATCTTTTGCTTTACGTCCAACCAGAATAGAACTATCGAATACTATAGTATCGTACTTAGAACTTGAAGAAGGATTAGAACCTCTGGCTAAATTATGAAGATACCCATTGTTAGCATAGTAATCGTCCTTAACCCATCTAGATGCCGATCTAACTCCACCGTAATATCTACCAGTAGATTTCTGCATAAGATGAATAGCGTCTAACTCAGGACAACTATCAATCTTAATAGTGGGCCATTCTAATGGCATACACTTATATGTAATATCTATTTTATTAGTGCCAAATAGAAAATTACCTGAAATCTTGTATGATTTAAAACTAGTCAAAGCATCATACAGATTTGTATACGAATTAATTTCGTTAGTCGCAGAAAGCTTAAATTTCTCTTTAGTAGTTTGATATAAATTATTAAGAAATGCAATTACAGGCTTACTGTAAGAAATTTCCTCTCTACCAGCAGTAACTTCAATGCTACCGATAGGAACATCAATAATAGTAGACCATTCTGTATAATGCCCATACTTACTTCTAAGAGGAGTATTAATCATCCCCAAATTAAGAGGATAAACAACGTTACCCTGTCGAATACTAACCTCTCCAATATCCGAGTTAAAAGCATACACAGCGACATTATCAACAGTATCAATAAGAGTTAAAGGCTTAGCATAATGGCTACTTGAATTGCCCGTAACAGTAGGAAACGGCGTAAATGTAGCATAAAACTTAGCTGCAGTTCTAACGAATAGATTAACGTCCTCATTCTTTACTGGAACATTAATCTCGACACCATTTACAGCATTCGTATTCTCAATATGCATACAAGTGATACTAGGCACTCCCTTATCATTCTTGAATGCAGTATAAATACGCTTCTCACCGTTGTAGATAGACGTAACAGTAAAGCTATCCACATAGCTGAACGGGCTCTTAGAGCCTAATCCAAACGCCCCCACAAAGTCATTAGAGCTAGACTTAGTGCTGGCGAAATAAGTGCTGTAGAGGTTCATCACGTCATCATGGGAAAGCCCCACGCCTTCATCCCGAACGCTTAGAAACGGCTCTAATGGCGTGGGGAGATGTACCCAAATCGGCACATCCTTCTTACCCGCCGCAATATGAGCGTCATAAGCATTGCAGGACAATTCCCGAATAACCGCTAATGGCTTATCCTTATAGAGCGCCGAACTTAGCAGATCGAATGCTTTAGCATTATTTCCGTCAATTTTAAAACCGACAGAATTTAAGCCTTCTGACAATTCCATTTCTCTAGTATCTGAAGTTACAATCATTATAAATCCTTAAGATTGATTTTTGCCCAAGCATACAATTTTTGTATGTCAGAAAAAGACATATTATTTTTTAATCTATTAGCTTTCATTGAGAGAATTTGAACATTTCCAGGAACGTATCCTTTCGTACTATCTATTCTGTCTATGGACATAGCATCATCTGGAGGATGATTTACTTTTGTACCTATATAACTTTTTAACGGAATACCGAACACAGGACACACTTCTGGAATTATTATGTCCATTTCCGTAATGGAGTGTTCTAAATTTCTATTTTTGGCTCTGCCTCTAGTTATATCTACAAAATATTTTCTTAAATTATTTTTTCTTTTCAGATACCATTCATGTCTATATTTTATGACATATTCATTTTTTAAATATTGCTTTCGTTTTTGTTTTTCTATTTCAGTATTTTTAATATATTTTCTTTTGACGACATAATTATTTTTATTATATTCTCTTAAACATTGCACACAACATCTTGTCTTTGTGTACCTAAGTCCATCATGACCATACTTGCATGATTTTCCTACATAAAACTCTGTATTTGTTTTTGATTTATATTCTTTCATAAGAATAACATACTCCCTACTAATGGGAATATATTATCATATCTAAATACAAACATCAATCTTTACAAAGATAAGCATAAAATGGTACGCCCTGTAGGACTTGAACCTACATCACTCACCAATCTAGTGAATAGCTTTCGCTGCCGGCTTATAAGGCCAGGGTTTTACCATTAAACTAAGGGCGCTTATTATATTTGTATGTACCTTTAAGTACTTCCAATTGCCAAGGAAGTAATCCAGCTAAAGAGAGATTTCGTCGTCATCATTCTCTTTATGTAAAATACTTCCGCGAGGCGCAATATCAGCATTCCCTAAATCTGTGTAATTATATCCTGCGCTCTCCAAAACCCTTAAAAGTTTGTTATACATATTAATAGTAAATTTATTGGTCATGTTATTAGCATTAACTCTAGGTGCAGGAATGACAGATTGTAATATGCCGCTAGAAGTACTATAAAATTCTTGTAAAAGTAATGCTAAAACACCCATTTCCTCTTTAGTTAATTCTAGAATAAACTTATCTTCTGTAGTAATAATATCATAAGTTCTATTAAAAATGGACTCTATTCTAGTTTTATGAGCAGGATCATTTCGCTTCGGGATATGAGTTACTTGCATTTATTTATGTCTCACAATATTCCATACATTCCACATAGAAGTAGCACAAAGTAAAACAACACATAAAACTAAAGCAAGTATACCTGAACCACTTACAGTTAAAGTAATCATATTACTTACCCCCGCGCTTCAAAGAACCTCTATTCTTATTAGCTCTTTCAACATGATTGATCCTGTGCTGCGCTGCCTTCTTATGACGATTGCGCCACTTACTTAGCCTGCGAATATTAGAAGGCCCAACATGAAAACCCACAGGATCATTATTAGAATTTTCAGACATAGAAACTCCATAAAGAATTGATTTGAAAAATCAAATTTGCTGAGTACAGATAGGGATTAAATTTTTCTGTTCAAGCCTCTTGAAATTAAAATTTTCTCTCTACGTAAGTATTTAAGATATTATAATATATTATATAGTTATGTATATATTCTTATAGTTATAATATATTTTAATATGATATCTTGTATAACTATTTATTTAAATATATTATAACAATTTCTATAGCATATTTAAGTAAAGGGTTTTGAGAGTTTTATGAAAGCTCGTAGGAAGCCCGTACAGCGCTGCTAGACGGGTTAGGGTACTCTGACTAGCCCTAACCCATCAGCGATATTCTAGATTATTCTAATGAGTTTTACGGAGCCCCTTAAAGTCTACGGGAAGTGAGAGTATCCGCAACCTTATCGATCCCCTTACGGATATCCTCAATAGAATAAGGGGTCAAGTCCTTAACGTTATCAGTAAGCGCACTAACAAGGCTCAAAGTTGCGTCGTCGCTATTGTCCGGGTCAAGTTCCCGAATAGTGTTCTTAAGAAAAGCCCTAAAGCTATCCCCGAGACCAGCAACATCAACACTACCATCAACAGTAGCGACAACCTTCTCGTAGCTATCACTCTTAATTAGAATGTAAGAACCAATATCCATAGGATCAATCTTAGTGATCCCAGGATTATTAATAACAAAGAAAGTCCAACCAAGCGTGCTAAGAGCCTTAGACTTGATATTATCAGCCTGGGTGTTATCGTTTGCAGCGTTCATTTTAATATCTTTCTGTAAAAATTACTTAATTATCGGACAGCTTCAAGTTCAGCCATAGTGAAATTGCGAATATCTTGGTAGCGTCCACTAAGGATAACTCCAAGAATATCTGCCATTTCTGCCACGCTATCAGAAGTACGCTCATCAAATTCAGTAATAATCGCATTACTGTCATTAATCTGCCTATGTGCCCTACCCTGAGAAACCATGCGACGATTTCCTGCAGCAATATAGGCGTCAAAATGAGCACGGTCATTAGCAAGGCAAACCTGCCTATTACCGTTAAGCTTATTAGTGAGAATAAAGAAAACGCTGGTATTCGGATTAAAAGTCATTCTACTTTCGCTTTCCTAAGTTGTAAGTTGGATCATTTTTGTAGTATTGAGGGTCTTTGTATTTAATGTGCATAGCTTTAGGAGTATCGTAGTATCTAAATGAACGCTTGCACTTTTTATGAAAATCTTCTGGCCTATATTTAGTATTTCCAAGTAAAATATAAGCGTTAGGGTCAATAGGCGCTAATCTTGTACCAAAATCCTTAGGAACCTTTAAGGGACGCCTAGGGCACAGTTTCATTTTAGTACTCAATGTCCACAGAGATAAGAGAAGGGATTTTGCTATTCTTACCCCAATTCTGCCAACAGGTAATTGCAATATTTTCCTGATAGACAGTTACCTTATCCATTCCCTTAGCAGCATGGGGATAACCATTGTTATCAAGGATTTCGCGAAGCTTAGTGTTAAACATTTTTAATAACATCCTAATTTAAATGTTAAAGATTAGCCAGCAGCTTTCTTACCCCCGCCGCGAGACTTCCACGCATCGTACAACATGCGTTCCCAGGGGCACCTAGAGGTACGCCAACGGGCCTTCTTATCGTTCTGGGCTCCGTTACCATACTTCTTAACTTTGAGAAAGCCTGTCTTATTACCACCAAGGAAAACCTGAGCAATACCAGATTTAAGCTTAATAGCATTGCTAAAATCAGGATTATCAACAATCAAGCTGACAACCTGCCCAGGCTTTACTTCAACATTTTCGTGATAAGCTTTAAAGACAGCATTATTAATCAAACTATTCATTTTAATTCGACCATTTGTTAGGGTTGTGAATTGAACACAAGACTTTAGGTATGTTATAATATGGAGGTTCGGATGGGATTTGAACCCACATTTGCAGCTTTCCAGTTACGTTTACAAGCTTAGAAGGCGAGCACGGCTACCGAACCGAAAGGAAACCAATGAATTTATGTTTTACTTGTAGTGCAGAAACATCAAACCCTAGATTTTGTTCTAGAACGTGCTCTGCTATAACTAATAATAAATTATATAAGAAAAGAACAACAAAAAAAGTATGTATAGTGTGTAATAAAAAAGTTAGTTCTTACAAAAATTCTAGATGTAATAAATGTAAATTAGAATATGAAAGAAATTTAAGAGAAAACAAAACTATTGAAGAATTTAAAAATTCTCCATCAGTAAAGAACAAACATCCTTCATGGGCATCAGTTTATATTAGACATATGTGCAGATATAGACACAAACATCTAACAAGATTGCCGTGTGCCAAATGTGGATATACTAAACACGTTGAATTAGCTCACATAAAGCCCGTGGCATCTTTTCCCCCAGATACATTAATTAAAGAAGTGAATGCGAGTACTAATATTATTCAACTTTGTCCGAATTGCCATTGGGAATTAGATCATGGATTAATCCAACTGAGCTAAAGGGCCGTAATCCATTCAGGAATTGGTCTATTCGACCATTTAAATAAATGCGTCTTACCGTCTCTATAATAATTTCTGTATGCTTGCACAGTATCATCTGTTTTGTATTGGTCAGGCATACATTGAGGAGGATCATAAAACTTTAAAAGATTGAATTTACCTGCATCTATAGTTTTAATAATATCCTCACACTTATGCACTTTATTATATCGGTAAGTGTATTCTGCACATAAGGCAATACCATACTGCCTAAGCCACTCAAAATTATTTATGCTTTGTGCAGTCCAAATAGTACAAGGATGTTTTGCGTGAGTTAATTTATAAGGTGCAGCACCGCCGTTAATAATAGC